CATATCAGCAAGCTTCTGTTGAATGCTTCCAATCCTCTTCTGATATGCCGTGAACACTTCAGATTTTGGAGGATTCTTCAAAGATTCCTTTACAGCCTCCTTGCTCCCATACCATTCAACCACTTTTGCAAAGTTCTTCTGAACCTTTTCGTCGGAAGCACCCTCTATCATGTGTTTCTCCCATGCCTCAATGCTGCCGTAACGGTCAATGAAGATCTGCTTCTGCGATTCATTCATGTTCTGCAGCATATCTGAAAACATAGCTCGAAGTTCCGTTTCATCAAATACGGTAAAGTCCATATCATGATCTCCTTTCAACATATTGTCTATGTTGGCAATAATGCGCTCCAGTCTCTGTTTTTTAAGACAGAGCATTTCACGCTGTTTCGCCAAAACGCTGTTGCGATCAAGATCAGGATTATCCATGATGAGTTTAATATCCGCAAGCGAAAGATCCAGCTCGCGAAATACCAGTATCTGCCCAAGCTTTTCTATAGCTTTATCGTCATAAAGCCTGTATCCTGCTTCCGTTACTTCCGTCGGCTTAAAAAGCCCGATTTCATCATAGTAATGAAGCGTGCGCATTGAGATACCTGTAAGCTCCGATACTTCTTTAACTGTTTTCATTATGATCATCCTCCTGTTTCTTGATGAAGATATCGTAGCCTATCACGGAACGTGAGAGTCAATAGCCTTTTTCATCTTTTATTTTTCGTCAGGGAAGAGCATAATCATAACAGCAAATCAGAACTCTTTCAATGTAAAACTCACCTCCCACAAGCTCCCATAGCTTGTATCACTGACCAGCTTCACCTGATATCCGTCAATGTACATCTGCGTATTCACGATGTTCATGGTCTCCATGTCCAGGTATCCGACCGTAATGCTTGCCAGCTTCTTATACGCCGAAAACTTGTTCAGCCATTTCTTTGATACACGGAAGGTCACGCCGATCTGAACAACACCTTCTCTTACAACATCCCTCTGTGTAGTTCCTGCCTCCGTCACACCGCCGCTGTCTGCCTCCACATCCGATAAACTCACAGAATAAGAGGCAGGCATCGGGATATTCTCATTGTTAAAAACAAGATACTGCAAATGAGCCATCTTACCTGCCTCCACTTCTTAAATTCATTCTCTGCTGAGCCGTCACTACAATCTCATCGATCATGTCCCCGCCGATATAAACCGGGATCACGATATCCCCTGCAGCGCCTCCACCGGCCAGAGCCGTATTCAGTGCTGTATTGATACCGGAGATCAGATCACCACTTGACGCAGCGGATCCGGAATAACCGTCCTGAGCTGCCATCACCCTCGGAGTAATGGTCAGATCAGAAGTCACGCCGTTCATGGCATTCTCAATCATGCCCCGGCTCTTCTCAATGCCCTTCGCAAGTCCTCCGATAAAGTCCGGCATCCAGCTCTCATAATCCGTAAGAGGGCCTTCATCCGGCACGGAGAAGTGCAGGAAGCTCCGGATCTTATCCGCAACTGAAGATACCGCATCCCCGACCTTACCGATCATGGACTTGATACCATTCACGATACCGCCGATGAAATCAGCACCCCACTGGAAAGCCTGCGATGCCAGATTCTTCACGAAATTGATTGCCTTATCAAATCCGCCCTTCACCACGCCATAGATATTTCCGCAGACATTCTTGATGCCGTTCAGCATCGCATTGAATGCATTGGACACGGCATTCTTTATGGCGTTGGCTGCATTTGATACCGCAGACTTGATATTGTTCCATGCCGTAGTGACCGCATTTTTAATAGCATTTACGATCGTGGTAATGGTCGTTTTGATACCATTCCAGACCGTAGTAACCGCTGTCTTAATAGCATTCAGCACCGTTGTGATCGCGGTTTTGATCCCGTTCCACGCCGTACTCAGGAAGGTAGAAATCGCATTCACCACTGTCGTGATAACTGATTTGATCCCATTCCAGACCGTCGTGAAGAATGTCTTTATCGCATTCCATACGGTCGTCACAGTATTCTTGATCGTGTTCCATGCCGTTGTCAGGAACGTACTGATTGCATTGACCACTGTTGTGAAGATATTCTTGATACCTTCCCACAGACCGGAGAAGAAATCCTTTATGGCATTCCACACCGTTGTTGCCGTGGTCTTAATTGCTTCCCATGCTGCCTGGAAGAACGCTTTCAATGCCTCCCACACGGCAATGGCGATCTCTTTGATGCTCTCCCACAGGTCAATCCAAAACTGACGGAACTCTTCGCAGTTATTCCAAAGGTAAATGAACGCAGCCACCAGAGCAACAATCGCCGCAATGATCAGCACATAAGGATTTGCTGCGCATACCGCATTAAACGCAGCAAATACTCCCTTCGCCGCATTAATCACGCCCGCCAGCTTCGGCACCAGTGTCATAATGGTACCGACAGCAGAAATGACTTTACCGACTATGATCAGTATCGGTCCGATCGCAGCCGCCACCAGCGCAATCGTGACTATAACCTTTCTGGTTCCTTCATCCATCGAATTGAGCCAGTCCACAAACTTCTGGATCCAACCCACAATCGTCCGGATTGCAGGCATCAGAAGCTCACCAAAGGAAATCGCCAGCTCTTCCAGCTGAGACTTCAATATCTGCAGCTGACCGGCAAGGTTGTCATTCATGGTTTCAGCCATACCTGCCGCAGAACCATCGCAGTTATCAATGGCAGACGAAAGCTTTTCAATATCCGCTTCCCCGGCGTTCATCAGAGCCAGAAATCCGGACATCGCATTCTTGCCGACAAGGCTTTCAGCTGCTGCCGCCTTCTCTGATTCAGATAGACCCGAAAATGCTGTCCGACAATCAGCCAGAATATCCGACAGATCCCTCATGGAGCCGTCTGCATTGGTTGTTGCAACCGTAACCTCTCCGATAGAAGACCCACAGATTTTCACTTCCCCAGACAGGTTATTCATGATCGTCCTGAGAGAAGTACCTGCCTGAGATCCCTTGATACCGGCATTCGCCATCAAGCCGATCGCTTCCGCTGTATCCTCTGCAGAGAATCCCAAAGCACCGGCGATCGGAGCACAATACTTAAAGGTCTCACCCATCATAGAGACATTCGTATTGGCATTACTGGAAGCCGCCGCAAGGATATCTGCAAAATGCCCAGAGTCCTTCGCGGTGAGCCCAAACGCTGTCAGCGCATCTGTCACGATATCAGAAGTCGTTGCCAGATCCTCACCGGAAGCTGCAGCCAGGTTCATGACACCTTCAATGCCGGAAAGCATATCCTCTGTCTTCCAGCCGGCCATCGCCATGTAGTTCATGGCTTCCGCTGCTTCTGATGCAGAGAACTTTGTCTTCTCACCCATCTCACGGGCTTTATCCCTTAAGGCTTCCAGATCAGAGCCAGTCGCACCGGATACCGCTGCCACTTTACTCATGGCAGAATCAAAATCAGCGGCAGTTTTCACCGCCGCCGTACCTAATCCCATAACGCCCAGAGTTACCGGCATGAACTTCTTTCCCACATTGGTGATATTGTCGCCAACTGTCTTCAGCTTCTCACCCTTTGCGGCAATCTCCTGAAGTGCAGTACCAGACTGTCTTGCCTGTTCTTCTAAAGACTTCAGCTTTGCCTCGGTCTCTGCAATCTCACGCTGCAGGCCATCATACTGATCCTGCGTGATTGTTCCATCCTTAAGAGCCTGCTCAGCCTGTTCCGCCGCCGTCTTTAAGGTCTCCAGCTTTTCCTTTGTTTCCTTGACGGCATCCCCAAGGAGCCTGTGCTTCTGAGCAAGCAGTTCCGTATTTCCCGGATCAAGTTTCAGGAGCTTATCGACATCACGCAGCTGGCTCTGAGTGTTTCTGATCTCTGTATTTACGCCCTTTAAGGCAGTCTGTAGTTTGGTGGTATCGCCGCCGATCTCAACGGTGATGCCCTGGATTCTGCCAGCCATGTCTCAACCTCCTTCCCATTAAAATCGATCCATATCATCCTGACTTGCCAACTGATCATGTGGCTCATCATCCCTCTGAAGCTCCGTGTACATATCCAGCACGGTTCCGATCGTCAGTAGATCCAATTCGCTAATGTGGATTCCCAGCTGCACGCACCGGAGCAACAGTAGCGGCGTTGTCATTTCCCGGTCAGTCGCTCGAAGTTTTTTTTACTCTCCACCTGCGTCTGCACATTCAGACCCCAGAGCTCAATGATCTCCGGAAGCACCTGATAAATGGAAAAAGTCCCGAACTGGTCAAGCCATTCATCCGGCGTATCCGGAACATTTTGCGGATCCGCGTGTTTCGCCATGATATAGCTGATATCCTCGAACAGCTCCAGCGAAAAGGAATCCAGCGCGGAATTTTCCGGATCATTCTCGTCAATGCTTTTCTGAAGGTCATGAAGATCCTTGTAGATATCCCTGTGGAACTTGTTCCTGTATATTCTCGGAATGGCCGCTGATGCCCTGAAAGTCACATCATTGCCATCAATATTCACTGTCTTTGTAAGTGCCATAATATAATCCTCCAATCACGATAAAGGGCAGAGCCGAAGCCCTGCCCTAAACACTTATCAACCCTGTCCGTTCTTCGTTACCGTTACGGTATATGCCGTACTTACTGCTCCGGTCTTGCTCGCGATCACCGTCACGGTATTGGTTCCACTCTCCCATGTCGCATCATCGCCGCTGGTATGAGCAACACCATTTACCAGAATCGTAACCGCCGTTCCGCTTGCCGCCGTCGCAGATACCGCATCCTCATCATTCACGGTCTCAGCCGTGTAAGAAGTGGTACCGGCATCAAAAGCAGGCGTAAGCTGAAGGCTTCCGATCGTTATACCTGTAAGAACCGCCGACACCTGAGCGCTCTCCGTCTGATAGACATTGGAATACCATCCGTTGTAAACCGCGTCGGAAGTATTCGCTCCGGTCTTCACCTTCACAAGGCCGCTCGGAAGCGGCGTTGCCGTGATCTCCAGCGATTCCGTCTGGACTTCCTTGGAATCCTCATTGGTCTTGCCTTCGATGGTCGGTCTTGCGGCAGTGCAGTAATACATACAGTGCCTGATCTTTTTCTTGTCACCGGAGAACTCGAAAAGCAGAGCGAAATGCTCCGGTTCCACCGTGGAATCCTCTACCAGGACACCGTTAGTATCCTCAGTTTCCTTCAGGATGTCCTTCCTGAAGCTGTCCGGGATCAGCGCGATCTCCAGATCACCCGAATAGCCGTTATTGGCCACCGTGGTGTAATACACCATATCGTCCGCATAGAACGGTTCAGTATCACCTTCCGGATCCAGCGATAGATTCACGGCTCCGGGAATAGCGACAGGCGTACCAAATGTCACGGCATTGGTATCCGGATCAAGGGTAGCCTTCGCATAATGGCAGTTCTTAAGGCCGAACTTCACCTTGTTATTTGTACTCGACATAATCAACCTCTCTTTCCGCTATACCGTCATCTGGTACAGCACTTCGTATAGTTTTTCTGATTCGATCCATACCTCCGATTTGTTCCAGAAAATCTCATGCGCGTTCAACACCGCTTCCACGCGGTCTTCCAGCTCCGGATCCTTCTCGTCGGTATATAGTTCAATGCTCAGGTTGGAAAACTCCATGTAAACCACATCATCCGCGGCAAAGTTCTCCGAACCCGGAAATAAAAAGCAGATGAACGGCGGATCAGGCGATTCACCTTCTGCAAAATGGTCATACGCAAAAGGGATCTTCAATTCCGCCAGCATCTGCATCACTTCTTCATGCGTCATCGTTACCCGCCTTTCTGTAAATCCCTTTCGATATCCCTTGTCAGCTGCTCGATGCCCGCCTGCTCTGCAGGAGCAATATGCGGAAAAGCCCTTGTCCTTCCGCCGCCCCTCTTTGCATGGCCAAACTCCAAAAGATGCGTCAGCTGATACCTCTTGGAATGCACCACGACCTGGATGGAATCAGAAGTCTCCCTGGTCTTTTTCACCGCCCAGCTCTTGGAATACTTCCCGGTCTTCTTCGGAGCCGTACCCTCGATCTGCTTCTTCACGGTATCCCCGGCTTTCTTCACATCCTTCTTCAGGTCATCCGCCGCAAGCTTCGCATATTCCTCCATGCCCTTCATCACGGTATCCGCCAGCTGATCTATCTTTATCGTCTGACTCATCGCCGCTCCTTCCTGCAGGTAAACTTCAGCGACTTCTTCCTGAAATTCATATGGTCAATGTTCTCGATGTTGTAGATCTCACCCATGAACATTACCCTGAACCCCATGGAAGTGACCGCCGCAGCCTTACTGCAATACCGGACCGTAACCGTCATGGAAGTCTCTTCAACCGTAGTTCCGGCAACCTGTTCTTCCTTGGAACTCGCCATCCCTTCGCCGCCGATTGTGGCAAAGCAGGTATAGTAATCCGTCCAGGCATTCTTATGATTGCCGTACTTATCCGTCACGGTCTCATTCTTCTGGAATGTCACCTTGGACCTTAAAGCTGCCACAACCATCAGAATCCCTCCTTTCGGCTACCGAACAGCAAAGCCCGAAGCGTCAGATCCATCGCATGGTGGTCAGCCTCCTCCCTGTGTTCATACAGATAAGCCACCGTAAACATCACGGCGATCTTTCCGTTGGCACAGGCATCCAGATCAGCTTCATCGTCGGTCCGCAGGATATCCATGCACTGCTTCTTCCCGGCTGCTATGAAGTTTTCCAAAAGTGAATCATCATCCTCGAAATCGATCCGCAGATAATTCTTCATTTCTTCCACAGTCAAAGTCATCTGAAATCACCTCACAATAAAGGCGGCAGATTTCTCCACCGCCTATGTTCCTTACTCCGCATCCGGCTCCACGATTACAAGCTTATACGCCGTTTCCGCATAACCATCCGCCCAGAGTGTAAAGGTATCGACGGACTTCTCGGTGTTATTACCGGCAAGCACCAGATCAGCCGCAACCCAGCGGACAAAATATCCGGCATCCAGACCACACTGAGTCGCTTCCGTAACATCTTCAGCGCTCAAAGCAGCTCCGTTGTAATAAAGACCGGTGATCGGAGAGATCCCGACCCCAAGACCAACTCCAAGCCACTTGTGTTTGCCCCAGCCATTACCAGCCTCGAAGTCCTTAAGATTCTTCACCTTATCGGACAAAGTGATCGTAATGATGTGATCATCGTTATCCACTGCAACACTGGAAATCTTCCCCGTGTTATAGGAACGGTCTGCATGACCGGCAACGCTGTCCGTCACAGCCGCATACTGCATCGTAAACGCGTCACCTATCATGAGGCCTGCATTCTTAAGATTCGTGATCAGGGCATTCAGACTGGTTCTGACTTTTGCCACAGTATCGCTTGTCACGTCAGCAATGCTCATATTCGGCATCAGGCCGTTGTCATAGACAATCTTTCCGCCGATATGAGTGACCTCACCGCCCTGCTCGGTATAATTCCTTGCGTTATAATCGCTCATTTTCCACCTCCAAAATCCGGGCTGCCATATCATCTGATACAGCAGCCCTGTTATCCGTTATCCTTACGCCTTCATCTTCAGGAGCTTGATGCCCTCAGGAAGAATGACCTTGCCGTCAACACGCTCAGTAGCAACAAAGCCGACCTGGCCGTTGGTGCTGTAAAGCTCATTGAGTCTCTGCACAGTTCTTCCCGCACGGTCAGCGATCCAGTAATTCTTGAAATCACCGAACGCCAAAGAGAAAGCACCTGCTTCCATCTGCGGTACATAAGGACTGGTATAAAGGTCATAGCCCAGGAGCTTGTCCGGTTCACCTGCCTGAAGGGAAGGCTGCCAGAGATAAACACCGTTGCCATCCTTAAGCTTCCTGATTGCAGAGATAGTCGCGTCATTCGCAAGGAACTTCGCGTTTC